AGATGCTGCACCTATTCCGGCTGATACTAATGGTATGACTGCTGGGTGACACATAACAATTACTTCCTCTCTAATATAAATGACAGATAGTTATCGTACTGACAATCGTTAAACTCAGCACCTAGCCACTCCAACCATCTAATGCTCAGTGTGTTAGTACGCATAACAAAGTTAGTTAAGTAATCAAATCCATCTAACAGATCGGATACCTTCTCCTTAGAGTGTTGCAAGAAGAACTTCTTAATCTTTGGTAATCTTCTAGTACCTAATAACCAAGCACTTCCGATATTAGTACCGTTGATAGGAGCTACTCCAAATGAGCAGTATAGATAGTTGTTATCATCTTTAACACTGTAGCACTTACTAGATGTAGCGTAAGACATATACACAGCATCTCTAGGGTGGGACATCAATCCAAGAATCTCTAACATATCTTCCTCCCGCAAGTCTTCGTACAGATCAGCTGCATCAATATCTCCTTGTGCTTCATCTATTCTAAGCTCCATATCTTCTAGTCCTCGGTATTATCATCGATTCAAACTCTGCACCTAACAGTTTAACAGGCAAGGCAGAATTACTCGTAATCTCTATATCTACTTGACCAGGCTGTGCTTGTATAGGGAATCTGAAGTGTCCGTCTTGTGGGGTGAACTTATTAACCAGTGATCCTTCTCCTAGTAAGTTAGAGTTAAATGGATACTTGTAAGTATCTCTGTGTTTAGGTGTTACTTCTACTTGGAAGAATCCGGTATCAGCGTAGTTTAAGCTACCTGTTCTAAGTGTCTGGTAGGTGTAGTTAGATGCACTGCGTCCTCCTTTTTCAGTAGGTTGCTTCAATGTCTGATCAGAGAACTTGTACAACATATCGTACCTAAACCCTATAACAAAGTTTTCGTATCCTTCGTACCATACATCTTGTTGCCACTCGGCTGCTGTAGTTACTCTAGCTGCCTCGTCACCTGACAATGTAGACCAAGTAACACTACCTGATGAACCGTCTGGTTTAAAATTGTCAGCTAGAAATGATCCTTTATCCCTCCAACCTGAATCGTGACTTAAATTACATTTATAAATTGTACCGTTATAAGTAACATAGTCGTACAACGGACCTTCTATAGTAATCGTAGAATCGTCTACTCGGGTAAAGTCATACTTACGACCGTACTTACTCCAAACTTGGATAATATCACTACTTACACCAAACTCTGACACAGGCAGCGATATATTAGATAAAGTAGTAACATCGTTAACAGCGTCGTAAACTTGTGTTACGCCCTCAAAATAAGATGTACTGCAATCTAGTAGGATTGGATAAGCGGAGTTCCAAGCAAAATACTCACCCAGTGAAGCTCCGTCTTCTTTATCTACATATCCTTCTTCTAGTACTAACTTCTCTAAAAATAACTCATTACTATGACTTACTAATAAATACAATGTACTATCTACAAAATCAAAACCTCTGATAGGATCATTACCACCAAGAGTAAACTTCTGCCAAGCACTCTGTATCTTTTCCTTACCGCTCCAGAAGTACTTATAAACATATAAAGAACCTTGTTCAGCTAGTGATTGTACAAGCACTGTATTCTGGGTAGTAGAACCAGCCATCATCCTAATAGTTGATGGTATATACTTAGCTACATGTTCTGTTATTTCCTGTGCTTCAAATACCTCAGTGTTACTATCTACATAGTATTCGTACATACCAACATATTTATCCCGATTAAACGGAAAGTAGATGTAGTTACCTAGTACTAACGGCTCAACATTATCTGTTGTATCATACTCACTGACTGGAGATATAGCTACCGTCTTAGGTGATAACACATCTGCTCCCCTAAGTACAAACTGACTAGAGTCACTGAACAGCACCAGCTTCTCTTGGAATGCTTTAGCGAATTGCAGTCGTGCTACTTTAGTGTGACTAAGTCCTACATCTATCGGAGCACTGTCTAACAACTGCTGTGTAGTAGTACGAAAGAAGTTAAAGTACTCATCTGCCTCGGAGAAGATAACATTACTATCTGTGAGGAATCCTAAACGGTTCTTAAAGAAGAATACATCGTTGATGGTAGTACCTACAAAAGATGGGAATGGATTGGTGTCGTCGTTACCTGCTGCTCTTGCTTTCCAACCACTTGTTTCTGGCGGTGTAGGATTTAAATCTTCCTCTGGAGTTTGTAATTTAAAAGATGTTATATCGTCTCCAGTAAACACAGGAACCAAAGTAACAGGCATAGTGGTAGCATCTAAAGTAGATTCTATAGCTGTTAACACACCGCTTTCAGATTCATCTCTTGTCCATCCTACACATTCCACCCAAGTACCTTCACCAAACTCTGATTTATCTTTAGTAGAGAATCTAACAAAGTAATCATCTTGGTCTATATCTGCGTCACCTTTTACTTTTATCGAGAAGTTATTAAAACAGGATTTAGGTAGATCAGTAATACTAGCTACTTCTTGATAAGCTAATCCTAAACCTTCATTTGCTAGACCATCTTCTACTCGTATCTTAAATGGACCATCGTTACTTTTTAAACGAATAACACTACCGTTTCTAGTTATATCTAAGTTGGCTCTAGAAGTTGTAGTCGCTGAAAAAGTAGCCCCTGAACCAAGAACACCCCCAATGCTAGACCAATCCGATCTGAGTGCCCAACCAGCTATTAGGTCTCCGTAAATGTATTCTTTTGTGTTGAAGACTAAAGGATATGTCACTAAATCTGAACTGAAACCAGTACCTTTACGAATCATATCCACACTAGCTATAGGTCCGTAAGCTTTATTCGGTACATTGTTTATATTAGCTACACCTAAAGCAGAAGCAGTGGCACTAAAAGACGGTTGTGTTACTTCTATTTCTGTTTTGAATTTATCATAACCTCCTAAGTAATTACTCCCACTGTTTGTAACTGTAATAGCATCTATACCTACTAGAGCAGCTCCAGTTCCTAATTCAGCATCTAAACATGACTTTAAATCTTTAGCTATAAAAGCAGTATCTGCATGTTTTGACGCATTAGATGCTCCAGATATATATGTAGCAGGTTGCCAATTAGAAGATGAACTTCCTGAATTTAAATGAGTGTAATCGTGATCGTTAGCTACACCACCAGGAGGCACTAAACTATCATCAACATAGATACTGTAACTCTTCTCGTAGTCCCCCAGCTTAACAAACACAAGAGCTTCATCGTCCGGTAATATACTTAATTCAGTTGTATCTTTAGCTACCGTCTTCTTCTTATTAACAAGAAATGTATAATCAGCTACTGTCAGTGCTCGTAGGTCTGCTAACGGATTGGTTATACCACTGAGATAACTATTAGCTATAGATGTAGTAGTTACTGGTATATTCGTGCCGTCTTCAAGATCAATAACACCTACACCACCAAGAGACACAGTGACGCAATACTTATTGTCTTCATCTCTCTTTACGAAGTGTGTGAATAAACCAGCTCCGCTACTTGTACTTACTTTACTTACAAAGTTTGTATTCGGACGCTTTACTAATCCTTCAACAACAGTAGCCCAAGCATTAAGTTGTTCTTCGCATTGACCGGGATACCTAAGACTGTCGGGTTGTTGAGATACTCCCTGTGCTAGGTTAGGAACACTGTTAACTAACAGAGGCATCGCTTATCTATCTAATACTCTAAGTACGCTGTAGCTATCAAAGATAGTTCTGTCTGCATTTTCTGAGTCGCTCTCAATAGCTCTAGCTTTTGCTTCAATCTCATCTCGTAACGCAAACCCTTCTATTTCTCTATTACCTAAAAAGCGACTAGCAAAGATACGAGCTGCTTTAACTGTAATGTAGTGTCTAAACTGCTCAGGTAATTCATCGAAGTCTAATTCAAAAGTGATGGAGGCTTTAACCTCCTTGGTCCATACATCAGTGTGATTCTTTCTATCGTATAGAGTAAGACCACGCTGTACTGGATCGCTGTCTGTATAAAGTTGTGGGTCGAGGTCCACATTAAGTGTATTACCAGGCAGTGTTATCTTTTGTGTTACTGCGTCTGGTGTAAGTGGATACTCGTGCTCGGTGTTAAAGTGCCATCCTTCTGATTGAACAGCTTTTAGTGTTTCATCTAGGACTGACTCAGCTTGCGAAACAGATACTGGAACAAAACCTGTACTTGAACTTAATGTATTTACTGGTGCTTCCCCGATAACGGAGATCATTGTATTTACAGCTTCTAGTTTCGTCGTCAGTGCCATGATATGTATAAAAAAGTAATCCCGATGGAGGGAGCGGAACGAATCACAGACCTCCCAACACCGAGAGAAAACAGGTTATGCGATCAATTCGATAGCACACTCTGGACGGA